AACTAATGAAGCAGTTAAGACTATTAATGCTAGAGATTTATGGTTTCAAATAATAAATGCTCGTGCTGAAACAGGAGAACCTTACATGGTTAATATTGATACCTGTAATGATGCATTACCTAAACAACAAAAAGATTTAGGATTAGAAATAAAACAAAGCAACTTATGTTCTGAAATTACATTACCAACTAATGAAGAAAGAACAGCAGTCTGTTGTTTGTCATCTGTTAATCTAGAACATTTTGATAAATGGTCCAAAGATGAAAACTTTATATCAGATTTAATAACTATGCTTGATAATATAATAGAACATTATATAGAGAATGCAGTAGATACATCACAACTAGGAGGATATAGTGCAAATTATAATAGATTTAACAAATATATTAAAGAAGGTAAAGAAGGATATACTAAATCTGCCTATTCGGCATATAGAGAAAGAAGTCTCGGACTGGGTGCGATGGGCTTTCATGCATATCTACAATCTAAAGACATACCTTTCGAGGGTCTCTTTGCAACTGGATTTAACCACAAAGCTTTCACACATATTAAATCAAAAGCAAATTCAGCTACTAAAAAACTTGCTGTCGAAAGGGGCGAAGCTCCTGACATTCATGGTTCGGGTAATAGAAATGCTAACCTACTTGCTATTGCTCCTAACGCTAGTAGTGGGATTATATGTAGTGGTACTTCTCCTAGTATCGAGCCTTATAGAGCTAATTGCTATACTCACAAAACTTTATCAGGGAGTTATCAAGTTAAAAATAAATATCTTGAAAAGGTTCTCAAATCAAAAGGATTAAAAGGTAAAAAGCTAGAAGAAACATGGAAAGATATTGCAGGTAGTGATGGGTCAGTACAACATTTAGATATTCTTACTGAAGAAGAAAAAGAAATATTTAAAACTGCAAATGAAATAAATCAAATATGGGTAGTGGAACATGCATATCAACGACAACAATATGTATGTCAAGCACAATCTGTAAACTTATTCTTTACTTTACCAAAAGCAACGGAAGGTCAAGACATACATGATGAATATATGCAGTATGTAAATGATGTGCATTGGTATGGTATGAATAAACTTAAATCACTCTACTATTTTAGGTCTAACGCAGCTAGAAATGTAGAAAATGTAAACATAAAAGTTCCAAGAATCAAGTTAGATGATGTGGAATGTATAGCCTGTGAGGGGTAATATGACAAGAGAAAAATTATATAATGCTTTATATGATAGATATAAGGCAAGACAATCAGAAGCTTTGTGTAATATTCAAATGTATTTTAGAGAAGGTGTTGGCGTAGCTGACCATCCTAATTTAGTAGATACTGTTGATAAACTATTTGAAGATTATGCAGAAGCAACAGAAAATTTAAAATTATTAAAGGAGAATAAATATGAGTTTGTTGGGCAATAGAGATTATTATAAACCATTTGAATATCCTTGGATGTTTGATTACTATGTATTACAGAATCAAATGCATTGGATGCCGGAGTCAGTACCATTACATACAGATGTAAAAGATTGGCAAGACTTAACTGAAAAAGAAAAGAATTTACTTACACAAATATTTAGATTGTTTACTCAATCAGATGTAGATGTAGCTAGTGGGTACATTGATAAGTATATGCGTACATTTAAAAAACCAGAAGCAAGAATGATGATGTCATCTTTTGCTAACATGGAATCAATACATCAACATGCCTACAGCTTACTACTTGATACTGTTGGTATGCCTGATATAGAATACAAAGCTTTTGCTGACTACGAAGAGATGTCAGATAAGCATGATTATGTTTCTAATTTTAAACCAACTACTAAAGATAAAAGAACTATAGCAAAAACTCTTGCTGTATATTCTGCTTTTACAGAAGGACTACAATTATTTAGTAGCTTTGCAATCTTATTAAACTTTCCAAGGTTCGGTAAGATGAAAGGCATGGGTCAAATAGTTACATATTCTATTCGTGATGAATCATTACATGTCGAAGCCATGACTAAATTATTTAGAGAGTTTATAAAAGAAAATGTAGATATTTGGACTGATGATTTTAAGAAAGAACTTTATGATATTTGTAGACAAATGGTAGAGTTAGAAGATAA